TAGGAGCCATAAATCTCCCCACCTTTTTTGACCTTTTTGAGCCTCTGACCTGCGACGATACATTTCTGAGAAAAGTATGAGAATCGCGCCAAACATTCACGCGGCGCGACTTAATCGAACAACGACCGCGAAAGGTTACACACGGTGACCGTTACATCGGCCGTTCAGGGTGACCGTCGCGGTGCCCTTGAGGCTATCCGCGCGAACCTTGCCGCCCGCCTTGACGGGTGCGAGGACCGGGAGGCCGCCTCAGTTGCCCGGCAACTTATCGCCGTCCTCGGTGAAATTGAGGCGTTGCCTATCGCTAAGGAAAGTGACCCCGTTAATGACCTCGCAAATAAGCGCGCTAAGCGGCGTGCAGCGTCCTCGTTTGGAGTCGATCCCGCCGCGGGTTAGTAGCGCGGGCGCTGAGGCTATCGACCTTGCCGAGTCGGCGGGGCTTATCCTTGACGATTGGCAACGGTACGCGCTTGACGCGATGCTCGGCGAGGACGCGCGCGGTCAGTGGGCGTGTTTCGAGGTGTGCCTAATCGTTAGTCGCCAGAACGGAAAATCCGCGTTACTAGAGGCGCGCCTACTCGCTGAGTTGTTCCTGTTCGGCGACCCTAAGCGCGAGTCCCTAACCCTGTTCTCGGCGCACCAATTCAAGACGGCCTCAGAACACTTCCTACGGGTCCGTAGCCTCATTGAGAACTCGGACCACCTACGTCGCCAAGTTAAGACGGTGCGCACGTCTCACGGCGAGGAGGGCATCGAACTACGTAACGGTAACCGCGCTAAGTGGGTTGCCCGGTCGCGTACGTCGGGCCGTGGTTTCTCGGGTGACCTTATCCTCATGGACGAGGCGCAAGAGTTGACGGCCCAAGACCTTGCCTCACTGTTGCCTACTCTCTCCGCCCGCCCTAACCCTCAGATATTGTATACGGGTACGGTTGACGCTAAGGCCGACCAATTCCGCGCGGTACGTGAGCGTGGCGTATCGGGCACGTCGCCGTCGTTGTGTTTCTTAGAATGGTCGGCGCCTGAGGATACGCCAGATGCAGACCTCAGCGATATTGAAGTCTGGCGGCAGGCTAACCCTGCACTAGGTATCCGTATCGCGCCCGAGTTCGTGGAGCGCGAGTTAGAGGCAATGCGTAACAACCTTGACGCGTTCAAACAGGAACGGCTCAGCATATGGCCGCCTCTCGCGGCGGGTGCGTTCTCGGTGGTTACGGCTGACGCGTGGAAGTCTGCACAAGACCCGCGCGGCGTTATCGTTGGTGCGCCACGGTTCGCGGTTGACGCGTCGCCGGATCTTAAGTCAGCGGCTATTGTAGCAGCGGGTTCACGTCAAGATTCGGCTATTCAAGTAGAGGTTATCGAACACCGGCCCGGCTCGGAATGGGTAGCGGAGCGTATCGCCGAGTTAGTGCAACGGCACGGCGGTAGTGTTGTCGTCTCGCCCTCGGGTCCGGCGGCCGCGTTGCTACCGGCTATGGTTAAGGCCGGTGTAGATCCACGGCTACTAACGTCTATGGAAGAATCGCAAGCGTGCGCCATGTACTTAGACGCGGTGAACGGTGGACGTGTCAAGCACCTACCTAACCCTGCGCTAGATGATGCGATACAGGGTGCGGCGCGTAAGTTCATAACCGACCGTTGGAAGTGGTCGCGCCGTAACACGTCGGTTGATATCAGCCCGTTAAACGCGGCGACGTTTGCTCATTGGGCGGCGCGTGCTGAACCGAACAGGGCCGCCGTATTGAACGTGTGGTAAACGGGAATAGCGGGCGAGTTATTCCCGTTTAGCGGCTACTACACCCATTGGGTGTATTCGTAGCGTGTAGTTGTGCAGGTATTCACGTTGAATACTCGGGCGACTACCGTGCACCTAACGCCGTCGCGGTTCTCCCAAGCGTTTTCTAGGCGCGTACGTGTCTCATTGAAAAACTTATCGGCCGCGAGTTCGGTGACCTTAGCGGGTTCGTGCTTGAAGTTGCGAGTACGGATAGTAACGCCGCGCTCTATAAACACGCGGGTAACCAAGTCGCCCGACTCGGCTACTACTGAAAAGTACGCGGTGTAGGTGTTCATTGTCTCGCCTCTCGGTTTCGGTGTGTCTTGCTCTTATGTCTTAAGTAAACACCAATACTTGACACGTGTCAACTATTACCGCCAACTATTTTCTAATATCACCCGAACGGACTAGGGGGCTTGCGTGAACGTATCGACTGTGTTAGACGCCGTGGGCGCGGGTGCCCTTGTTGTCGGTGTTGGTCTTGTTAGTGTCCCGGCCGCCCTTATCACTCTCGGCGTCTTATGTCTCGTTGTTAGTTGGAGGTTGACCCGGTGAGTTTATTCTTCAGAACGTCGGCGCCAGTTCAGGCGCGAGGCCTCGGCGATACGCCGCTACAGTTGGTGCCGTCTCGTACGGCGGCGGCCGGTGTGCCAGTTGATCCTATGTCGGCGTCTAGCGTTGTCGCGTTCGCGGCGGGCGCTAACTTGTTGGCGTCTCTCGTTGCTACGTTGCCTATTGACTTGTACTCAAACCGTGGCGGTTCACGCCGCCAGTTGCCTTTGACACCATTCCTTACTGACCCCGGCGGTCAGGGTTACGGGATGGGCGACTGGCTTGGCGCAATGATGGACGAGGCCGCGTACCGTGGTAACGCGGTCGGGCATATCGTGGAGCGCGACGGTATGGGATACGCGCGCACTATCGTATGGTTGCCGACCGACACGGTGCAGGTGCAACGTAATCAACGCACCGGGTTAACTACGTGGTCCGTCTCGGGTAACACGGTAGATAAGCGCGATATCGTGCACTTACGCCGACACCCTCGCCCCGGTTTCGTATTCGGGCGTTCACCGATTGAGCAACACGCTAACACTCTCGGTATTCACCTCGCGGCCACTAACTACGCGTCGGGTTACTACGCTGACGGCGCGCACCCGTCCGGTATTTTGTCAACGGATCAACCGATTAACCAAGCCGACGCGAAAGCGATTAAAGACCGGTTCTTGGACGCGTTGCGCGGTAACCGTGAGCCGGTCGTGCTCGGCGCGGGCGTCAAATATGAACGGGTGCAAGACAATCCGGCTGAGGCTCAACTGTTAGAACAGTTGAAATATTCGGCGGCTGACGCGGCCCGCATTATCGGTATTGGTGTGCCTGAACTTCTCGGCCTGTCTACGGGTGATTCGTCAACGTACAAGAGCAGGGAACAGGTAAGCCTTGACCTACTCGCGTACACGTTGGACCCGTGGCTAGTGAAGATTGAGGCACTGATTAGCGCGCTACTTCCTAACCCGCACGTTGTCCGGTTCAACCGTAACGCGCTACTACGTACGGACCTCGTACAACGCTATAGCGCGTACCGTACGTCACTAGGCCCGGCTGAGCCGTTCGCTACGGTTAATGAGATTCGCGCACTTGAAGATATGCCACCCGTCCCGTGGGGCGACGATAAGCCGGTGACCGGCGCACAACCTAGTACCCCGGCCTCGGGCGCGGCCGCCGACTCTACAAAGGACGTACCAAATGTCTAAGCAATTACGCGAGGACCGCGCGGCCGCTCACGGTTTGGAATTACGCGAGTCCAGCGACGGCACAGGGTATACCCTCTCGGGGTATGCGTCGGTGTTCGATACGCCGTATGCGGTTAATGATTTCCTCGGCACGTATTCCGAGACTATCCGTGCGGGCGCGTTCACGAAAGCCCTTCAGGAGCAAGACGATACGCGGTTACTGATTAACCATGACGGCTTGCCGTTGGCGCGTACTAAGTCGGGCACGTTGCGACTTTCTCAGGACGAGGTGGGCCTTCGCGTGGAGGCTGACTTAGACCCGTCTAACCCTAAGGTTGCTGAACTTAAGTCTGTCATGGCGCGTGGTGATGCGGATCAGATGTCGTTCGCATTCTCGGCTACTCGTCAGGAATGGAATAAGGACTATTCGGAGCGCACCATCGTTGAGGCGAAACTTTTTGACGTGTCGGCCGTTACCTACCCGGCGTCACCTACTACGTCTATGGCTATGCGCTCGGAGGATGCTACGGACGTTAACGCGCGTGCCGTTGCGGCTCTTGATGATGCGTCTAAGTCGATGCGTGCGGCGGGCACTATTGACCCGGTGACGCGTGACTTGTTGCTACAGGTGTTGGGTGCGATTGACGCGGGCCTTGAGGCTATCGACGACGCTACCGAGGTGCTAGAGGGCGTGCTAGGTGTTGTGCCTGAGGCTGACGCGTCAGACATGGCCGAGTGCGACTGTGGTACGTGTGCCGATTGTATGGCCGCGTCGGGCCGTTCTGCTGACCTTGAACTTTTACGCCGCAAGGCGAAAGCCCTTGATATTTAAGAACTAACGCGGTACGCCGCGACGTACGCCGGACCCTCTCGGGCACCACCTACGGCCGCACCTACTGACGTGTCATGCACTATCCACTTCAATACCGAAAGGTAGGTATCCTTATGGATATCAAGAGTATCCGCGCCGCTAAGCGGGCAGAACTCGACACGGCACTTGAGGCGGCCGATACGGTCCGTGCCGATGAACTGATTAGCGAGATTAAGGCCCTTGACGTGCGCGCCGAGGAACTCGCTTCAATGGAGGCCCGCGAGGCTAAGGCCGCTGCGGCTGAGGTTGCGGTAGCGCCTAAGGTTGAGCGTGCCGCCGCTGTTGTTACGCGTGAAGAGCGTACGTACACGGCTGTTAAGTCACAACGTGGCGAGGCGTCCTACTTCAGTGACGCGTACCTTGCTACTACTCGCAACGATGCCGCCGCGCGTGACCGCCTAGAGCGTTCAGCACGCGAGGCAGTCGTCGAGGGTGAAGTCGAGGCGCGTGCTACTACCACGTCGTCGTACGCCGGTCTGGTTGTGCCTCAGTACCTGACGGATATGGCCGCTCTCGCATTGCGTAACGGTCGCCCGTTGGCTAACCAACTCACTAAGTTCCAGTTGCCGACTCAGGGTACGTCGCTGATTATTCCGCGTGGTACTACGGGTGTTTCAACATCCATTCAGGCAACTGAAAACACGGCCGCGTCAAACACTGACGAGGTTTGGGCGAACGTCACCGTTCCGGTGGCTACTATCTCAGGTGCTCAGGTTGTTTCGCGTCAGTCACTTGAGCGCGGTATCCCCGGCCTTGACGGTCTTATCTACATGGACCTTGCAGGCGCGTACGCCGCTAACCTTGATACTCAGTGTATTCTCGGTTCGGGTTCGTCCGGTCAGATGACGGGTATCGCCACCACGTCCGGTATTAACGCGGCTACCGCGTTCGGTGCCGCACCTACGGCTACCTCGTTCTACTCAAAGTTGGCCGGTCAGATTGCGGCTATTGCCGGTGCCGGTACGGCTATCTCACCAAAGGCAATTTTCGTCCACCCCCGCCGTTGGGGCTGGCTGACTTTGCAGGTAGATACCGCCGGTCGTCCGTTGGTGGTCCCATCGGTTAACGGTCCGTTCAACACGTACGGTATGAACGCTGACCCCGGCCGTTACTCGGGCGACATGGAAAATAACCCTATCGGTGGTTCGGTTCCGGTCGGTTTCCTTCACGGACTCCCGGTTTTCACCGATGCGAACATCCCAACCAACATTGGTACCCCGTCCGAGGATTACGTCCTTGTGCTTGACACTCAGCAAGTGTTCTTGTGGGAGAACGGTGACGGTGCGCCTCGCTTCCTGAACTTCGAGCAGACCGCCGGTACTAACCTCTCTACCACGATCGTTGCGTACAACTACGCGGCGGTTACGGCAGGACGTTACCCTCTGGCAGTTGGCAAGGTCGGCGGCGTCGACACTGTCGCCGCTCAGGGCCTCGTAGCACCTACCTACTAAACCTAACCGGTCTAGTTACACCGGCGGCGTGGCCCTCACAGGGGGTCACGTCGTCGGGATTGCTTGCCCGGCAAGGCATTTCACGATTCAACGATTGGGGCGCATAATGACTGAGGAAAATAAGAAACGCCTACGGGTGCTTATCGACGAACGCGGTTACGACATTGTGCGCGTACAGTCGGTCCAGTTCGGTTGGGCGCCTGATGTTGTCGACTACATCCTCACCCTAGACCCGTCACTACGTGACACTAAGGCACGCTCAACGGCTCGGGGCCGTGGCGGTAACGAGAGGCGCGGCTAATGGCTGATAGTTCCGTAAACATTACGCCCGGCTCGGGCGCGGCGATAGATACCCAAGTCCCTACGGGCGGCGACCACCGGCAGGTTGTCGTACTCGGTGACCCGGCTACGGTGTCGGGTGTTGCATCGGTCAGTAACGGTGGCGTTAACGTCAACCTGAATCAGACCAACTTTCCGGCGTCCACTAACAACTCGTCGGTAGTGCAACTTGCGGCGGCGGCTACGTTCACCGGCGTTATTGAAACTATCTTGAATCAGACGGCCGCTCAAATACAGGTAACCGCTGACCAACCGGTAACTATCTACGTTGAACAGTTCATTGACGCGGCCGGTACTAAGTTAACGTCTCAGGACATTTATACGCGCGCGGCCGGTGTCGCGTTCTCGGAAAGCATTGTACTACCCGGTAACTATTTCCGTGTGCGAGTAACAAATACGGGCGGCTCAACTACTACGACGTTCGCGCTTGACACCACTTTCGGTATCATGCCCGCGACGCCGCGCGGCCCTACCAACTTAGGTAACGTGCGCACCGGCGTAGTGGAGAACGGCACGACGGTAACGACTCAAACCGTGACGGGTAACGTGTCGTACACGTTGAACAGCGCGGGCATGTCTAACTTGACGTTGACGACCGGCGGGACGTTTACTACTTTCGGTATTGCGGTCCAAGG